ATTGATGTAACGGAAGTTACGGATGCGGATGAGGAACTAAGATTTAACATGGCGTATGAAAACCCCAATAAGAAAAGTGGTGATGATAAAGGGGTTTACAAAATCCGTTATCGGTACGGCCCTAATATCGTGGCCGACAATTCAAGGCAGTTTTGTTCTACAATGGTTCAAGAATCCAAAGGGGGAGTAATTTATCGCCGTGAAGATATTTTGACAATGGGTGATGCGGGTGTGAACGGACAATTTGCACCAAGCGGACAAAGTTCATATTCCATTTGGAAATACAAGGGCGGTGTTAATTGCCACCACAGATGGGAACGATTGACATTCAGACGGAAGCAAATCAAAGGTAAGTTTTTACCCAAGCAACCAGGCGAAACGGGTGAGAATAGAGATTTAGAAAATTACAACGAAGTATCAAATAAGAGTGCCAACGCTGCGGGGGTTCCATTTTCACCAAGTGGATGGGAAACGGCATCAACAAGGCCCATTGATATGCCAAACAAAGGTTCATTAAAAAACAAATAAGAGATGTACGCAAACGATGATGTATTATTAATCACCAAGGAGGACCTATTCAAATACACCCAATTGAGTGGGAATTTTGATGTGGACAAAATAACCCCATTTATCAAGATAGCCCAGGACATCCAAGTTCAAGAATTGTGCGGTACTGTATTGTATCGTAGGTTATTGGATGATGTGAAGGCAAACACCTTGGCGGGATTTTATCTTTTGTTGGTGTCACACTATTTGCAACCTTTGTTGATCCATTACGCAATGAGTGATTTGTTGTTATTCCACGGGTATGAGGTAACAAATGGTGGTATCGTGCGTAACTCACCAGAGAATACGCAGTTACCAAGCAAGGAAGAATTGGACACAATTGTGCAAAGACAAAGAAACATTGCCGAAACTTATCGTAGGCGTTGCGTGGATTATTTATCGTTTTTCCCACAACGATACCCCGAGTATACCGCCAACCAACAAGCGGGTGAATACCCAAATAGTAATCCATCGAATTTCGTTACATGGAATTTGTAAAAAAGACATACAAACCAAAGGAAGAAAAGGTCAAGAAATTGACCACCTACATAACGCAGTTGAAAATTGTTAATGCGGTCAAATGTGATTTGTTTACAAAGACGACTAAGATAATCGCCATTATGATATTCTTCACGGGGTGTTCGGCCGAATGGCACTTAAAAAAAGCCATCCAAAAGAACCCCAATATGGCACAAACATCGACCCATACCATTGATACCCTATTTGTACGCGATTCTGTGACCATTACAGACACTTTCACAACCAATAAGGTCGATACCATCACAATTGAAAAAGACGGCGTTAAAACGATTGTATATAGGAATCACGATGTTATCCGAGTTCACACAGTTGTGAAGGCGGACACGATTAGATACACCAAGACCATTCAATTACCCCCACGGGTTCAATACAAGGAACGGATAAAGGTTCCCCAGGTGGTGGGTGTTGGATTGGCATTATTATTATTTGGATTATTATTATTTTTATTAGCACGAAGATGACCAACCAAAACTACGATAAGACAACGGCCCCATCACAAGGGTGGAAAACCCCATCACGGAGTTCACCACAAGGAGGCGGAACACGGGGGTGTTTCTGCAAAGACAAATTAACATATTCCAAAAAATGTTGTGACGGAACATTGTGGGCGCAAGGCATTGGACCAATTAACGCCAACCCCTAACAAGTAACAATTTAATCGTTTTATATATATGAGTATCGCAGGATCAGCATTCACGGCGGGTTACACGGGAAGTGTAGCCGTTGCCAATACATCAGCCAAAACGGGTCGTTTCCGTGGATTTTTCGTTAATTCAAATGCCGTTGTTTCGGCTTGTTTGGATAAAAACGGGAGTTCATTGATGACCACCATGGGATTGACAAGCACAACATTGTTGCCAGGTCCATTCCATTGTGTTGCTGATGGCAATTACATTTCATCAATTACCTTAACATCGGGTTCAATCGTACTTTACAACGAATAATGTTTGTTGGAATCGCAATGGGTGTTACCCCTTTCCCACAAGGCGATGGAGGGGTGTTGGCATTGGCTTATACCAATCGTGTAACTGCGGATGGTGGTTATTACGAGGGCGTGGATTGTATGATTTTTAAGTTGAATAATTTAGACACTCAAGAATGAGCACATTATTAGAACAAGCGAGTTTGGTAATGATACCAAGCGGGTACAAAGAAGATGTTGTATATTCAGCAGTCCCAACCGACGGAAGCGGGGATTTGTCATTCACACGAGCATCCAATGGAACGCGAGTAAATTCGGCGGGATTGGTTGAGGTTTGCCCGTGGAATTTAGCGCAGTATAGCGAGGATTTTAGCAACGCCGTTTGGACTTTGGCAAATGTAACGGTTACGGCAAACGATATAACCGCCCCAAATGGAACTTTAACGGCAGATAAATTTACAATTTCAGTCAACGGAAATGATGTCAAACAAACTATTTCTGTTCTACCGAATACCGTTTATACTTGGAGTTTTTATGTTTATGGTGGAACGGCATTGGGGCAACAAGGCAGATTTTATGACAATACAAATTCGACAAACATTGAATACTATAATTATTCAAGTAGTGTTGTATTGGGTGCTTGGGTAAAAATAGAAAGAACATTTACAACACCAAGCGGATGCTATGAAATTCAAGCGTGGGTATTAGCGGCAACAAGCACAATCGGAACGATGTGGGCTTGGGGATGTCAACTAAACATCGGCTCAACCGCCAAACCCTATTTCCCCACTACCGACCGCTTAAATGTACCACGCCTAACTTATCAAAATGGCGGGGGCGGGTGTCCAAGTTTGTTGTTGGAGAAGCAGAGTACGAATTTGTGTGTTCAAAGCAATGCGTTTAATACAAGTCCGTGGGTAAGTGGAAGTGTAAGTGGAACAAACCCCGTAATTACTGCAAACTATGGTATTTCCCCCGACGGAACGCAAAACGCAGTTCGGATTCAGTTAGCCCGTCAAAATGTTGTAAATTCTTATTCACAAATTTACCAATATCCAATAAATATAACAAGCGGACAACCATATACTTGGAGTGTTTATTTGAAATCTTTGAGCGGAACGCCAACAATTTCAATCATTGGGGATTTTGGTAGACCGCCAGTTACTTTGACAAGCGAGTGGGTGAGATATACGGGAACGGCTACGGCTGCCGCTCCTCAAACACAATTAGAACTTGCAATTTTGGGAAGTGATTATGCAACTGGCAACTCATTAAGTGCAGATTTTTTGGCGTATGGCTATCAGATTGAGCAATCATCTTACCCCACATCCTACATCCCAACCACATCAGCAAGTGCAACAAGGGTGGCGGATGCTTGTAGCAAGACGGGGATTAGTAGTTTGATTGGGCAGACAAGCGGAAGTGTGTTTTTTGATTTTACCGTTGACACAATTTCAGCACAAACAAGTGACCCCGTTTTATGGTATATGAAAGACGGCGGAATCGGGGAGCGTTATGTTGAATTGTATTCAAATGGCGATTTGGTATATGCAGAGATTAGCGCCGCTGGACTAATTGCAAATATTACAAAATCCGCATTAACTGTTGGCCGTCATAAATGCGCAATTGCCTATGCAACAAACGATTTTGTTTTCTATGTTGACGGAGTACAAATCGGAACAGACACAAGTGGAACACCTGACGGATATAGTACATTTGGTTTGCAGTATTATTTGAGCGGTTACACGGGTCAACAAAAAGTAAACCAAGCGGCGATTTTCAAAACCCGCCTTTCAAATTCTGAACTTCAATCCCTCACTACATTATAATGAAATCCTTTAATAAATACGAGTTCACCCCAAGCGAATGGGCAACACTCCAAAAAGACATACAACAAACCACAACCACGCCCGAAGGCGAAGTTACAACTTGGAAAGATTGCGCAGTTGTTGAAATTGGGTTTATTTGTTTAGAGTGGGGGCAAGTGGATGACAAAGCCGTTTGCACAAAGCAATCCGACAAATGGGCGGTAGATATTTTATTCTATGCAGAAGTACCCGCAGAGTTTGAGCCGTATGAGGTTTATCCAAATCCTTGTGGGGTGCATACTTTTAGTGGGGATGAAAGTTTGTATCTCAAGACCTTTTGTGCCAAGTTCCCCGATTCACCTTATTGCATCGTACCAGAACCATTAACTACTATTGAATAATGACCGCCCCGAAAGTAAAACCCAATGCGTTGCCCGTCAGTTTTGAGCAATTTAAGAAAAATCCAATTGCGGCCGTTTCTTTTTGCATGTTGTTGGCTGTGTCTTATTTGTATATGGACTTGCGTTCGGGTTATAAGGAACAGATTGAAAAAGCCAATTTCAAGATTGAAGCGTTGGATGTCAAGATTGATAAATTGACATACGCATTGAAACGATCCGATTCGTGCTTAGCATCGGCCATGACTGAAATCCGTATAATGCAAACAATGAAAAAACTATGAGAACGGCATTATTAGTTTTTACCGCCCTATTTATGACGGCTTATGTGTTCACAATTGCAAACGCAAAACAAAGCCCTACAATCGATGAAATAGATGCGTTGCTTAGCAAGGTATCAAAAAATGTAGAAAGTGCGGGAGAAGTCACCAAAATGGCTCAAACGATGAATGCAAAGATGGTTGAATCAAAGGTTGCGGAAAAGGAAGCGTTAAAAGAGGATGTAAAGAAGGCGGAAGCCAAGGTGGAAGCATTAGCAAAAAAAGTTGAGGTGTACGCGGTTAAAATGATTGGAAGTGGTATTGACACGGCAACCGAGGAAATCAAGTATAGTGGCCCGATATACGATGCTTATTTGAACTATGTTGAAGAAGGTGGCAAAGAGGATTTTCAATACTTCCGTTTATACATTTACAAATAATGGCAAAGGCAACCAACACATCGACATTCCGTGCAAAGCCCAAAAACAAATTGGGCAGACACACAAAGCACATCAACAAACACAAATCATTCAAAAAATCGCGAGGCCAAGGATAATGGATAAGTTCAAAGCAAATGTAACTGGCATTGTTGCCATTCTAATTTTGGCATTGAGTTATGCCATATTATTTTCAATTATCTTTTGGGATTTCCCATCGGATCAAAAGGACATTTATTTTACCATAGCGGGTGGGGTTACTTCCATCGTCACAATGGTGGTATCGTTTTATTTCGGAGCAAGTAAAAAACAAGATGAAAACTAAACAAGTACATTTCCGTTCGTACAATTACGAAAAGATTGAAAAGAAACAAATCTATTTACACCACACGGCGGGTGGACCAAGTGGCGAACAAGTGTTTCAGTATTGGGAATCACAAGCCAATAAGGTTGCAACTTGCGTGGCCATCAGCAATGACGGAACCATCGTGCAAGGGTTTGGAAGCGAGTGTTGGGCGTATCATTTGGGATTAGGTACAAAGCACTTCATGAGCCAGGGGTTGCCATTCCTTCCGTTGGATCGTTCAAGCATTGGAATTGAGATTTGTAATTATGGACCATTGACACAAAAAGGTGGTAAGTATTATAATTATGTAGGTGGTGAAATCAAAAAGGACGATGTAATTGAGTTGGATAAACCATACAAGGGTTACAAGTATTGGCAGAATTACACGGATGCACAAATTGAATCCGTAAAGGAGTTGTTATTGCATTGGTCAACCAAGTATGGCATTGATTTGACATACAACGATGATATTTGGGAAGTTAGCAAACGGGCATTGAAAGGTGCGGAGGGTGTATTTACACACAATTCGGTTAGACCAGACAAGGCGGATGTGTACCCACACCCCAAGTTGATTGCAATGTTGAAGTCACTCACAAAAAAATAAGGCCATTCACAAAGAAAGTGGGTTAATTCTCACTTTTTTTTAATCTTTTTATATTTGTAATTTGGAATTTCAAATGTAATGGATGTATATTTGTTGAACAATATGACAAACGACATGAAAAATCAACCAAAAACCAAAACTTATTTAAGCAACAGCACCCCCGAATTTCGTATCTTCAAAGAAGGTATGACCACCAATGGTGCAGTAATTGTGTTAAGTATCAACGACCAACCATTTGACAAAGATGCCAAGATGGAATTTTACAAGATGTTGGGTTATTCAATTTTGCCATTGTGATGACAATCAATATATACGAATGTGTTTATCGCACAGAACAAGGCAAGGAATTGTACACCAAAACTTGGTATGCACCGACATGGGAACACGCTTATCGCATGGCTGAAATTTATCGCACAGTCACTTT